GTACGCCCTACTCCTCCAGCTCCACCCCCTTCAGCTTCTCTAGAACCTCTACCACCTACTCCTCCACCACCTCCACCTCCACCAGCATCGAATTATAGATATGTACCAACCTATACAGTTTCGTTCAGCGTGAAACAAAAAACTATGACGGTGAATATCACAGACATTACGAACGCACACAATTCGTTCATAATCACATTTGAAGGAAGTGACGGAGTTGTTTTAAAAACACATACTTTGAAAGCTGGAGAAACCAGTTTAAATTTTGCTGTTACCGAAGCTTCATATGGTTCGTACGACTATGTTGTTAAACTTAATGGAAAGAAAACCGATACTTTCTCGGCAATATACACAGCACCTCCACCTCCTCCACCTCCACCTCCACCTCCACCCGACCAATACCAATGGGTTACACATAATAAAAAATACCACCCGTTTAGTGCTTTGAACGGTAAATTTTTAGATGCCGATGGTATTCCGGGTACCAGCTCATCTCGTATTACTGATATAAGTATCGATGATTGTAAAGAAGTGTGTGATGAATTTGAATATTGTAATTCTATCCAATACACGAATGGAAATCCTATGATCAAACCCAAAGGATCTACGTGTTATATCACGAGCGCGACTGTAGCAGGTACTGGAAAGCCGGAAGATACACCATACTTTGCACAAAATGAGAGTGGGACAAAAATATTTCAGAAAAGTATTACTAAATCGTATATACCTCCACCACCAGCATCTCTAGAACCTCTACCCCCTACCCCTCCAGCTCCACAACCTCCACAACCTTCACCACCTTCAAGAGCTCCACCACCTCCACCACCTTCAAGAGCTCCACCACCTCCACCACCTTCAAGAGCTCCACCACCTCCACCACCTTCAAGAGCTCCACCACCTCCACCACCTTCAAGAGCTCCACCATCTTCCACAAAAGGTATCCGGTACGTATGGTTCGGATACGAAGATTCGGATTATAATAGACCCTTGAATATACGTGAGATTGAAGTATATTCAGGAGGTGTAAATATTGTGAAAGGTTTCGGTGGAGATACAGTTGATTCAGTATCTGGCTTTTATAAGGATGGTAATGAGTTTCCCCCACAACAATTATTTGACCAACAAACGTCGAGTCTTAATTTTGCTCATACGAACGATGCGAAAACAAATTACTTTAAAATCGATTTGGGAAAAGAGTACTCGGTGATAGATAAAGTTTTGGTATACAATAGAACCGATTGTTGTCATGATAGATGGGCGGGATCGTTTGTTAAGTTATTGGATACTAATGGTAATGAAATTAAGAGATCTGAAAAATTACCATCTAATAGGGGGGAAGCGGGAAATTATAAGGAAGATGGAATTAGAGTTAAAACATTCTTCGCACCTTCAGTAACTACTAGTACAATTGCCCATGGAATGTATGTTAGTGAAAAGCAGGCGAATGATGCCGCCGCTAACTATTTGAAAAGTGGAAGTGATAAACGAGCGGAAATTGAAGCCGATATTGCAAAAAAGCTCACTTCGTCTGGCGCGGGATCTTTCACGGCTTCAGATATATCAGTTGTCGAAATAGAAGTTAATCGAACAGGAAGACGTGTATGGTCACTTAATATTACAGTCGAAATTACGAACAGAAAGGAAGCTCCACCTCCACCTCCACCACCTCCACCACCTCCACCACCAGCTTCAAATCCACCCCCTCAGTTAGAAAGCGGTAAAGCAATAAAAGTAGTTGAAAAAGAAATCATTATTTACAATTCTAACTCTCAGAATAAATCACGAGGTTATGCCGAATCTTTTAAAAGTAATGAAAGTCATAAACGATTTATTATAAATAATTATATCAAAAAACAAAAGGAATCTGATAAAAATTTTATAAATGCAGAATATGTCCAGCCTTTTCGTTTTCGCTTCGAACCACATCAAGTGCCCAAACAAGGAACGTGGTGGCATGTATATGCAAAAGTAAATGTATCAGAAATAGGTGATTCCCCGGAAGAAATACAGAGAAAGAAGGACGAGGAAGAAGCAGCAAGGAAGAAGAAAGAAGCGACAGCGGCAGCGGCAGCGGCAGCTAAGAAGAAGAAAAAGGAAGAGGAAGAAGCGGAACGAGAAAAGAAACGTATGGAGGAAGCGTTAAAACGTAACCTCGAGACCGAAAATAAATTTTATGAGGAATACCCAACACTGAAAAAATCAGATTTAAAAGACATTTTAAAGTATAGTTTTCACCATTTGCCTTCAGCTAGAACTGAGGCTCAAAAATTATTAAACGCACAAGTGGCAGAGGCAGAGGCAGAGGCAGCAGCGGCAGCGGCAGCTAAGAAAAAATTAGAAGAGGAACAGAAAGCAGCGGCAGCGGCAGCGGCAGCGGTAGCGGCAGCGGCAGCGGCAGAAGCTAAGAAAAAATTAGAAGAGGAACAAAAAGCGGCTGTAATAGCAGCGGCAGCAGAAGCTAAGAAAAAATTAGAAGAAGCGAAGAATGAACAAGAAAGACTAAAAGCTATAAAGGATGCAGAAGAAGCTAAGAAAAAATTAGAAGAGGAACAGAAAGCAGCGGCAGCGGCAGCGGCAGCGGCAGCTAAGAAAAAATTAGAAGAGGAACAAAAAGCGGCTGAAGAAGCTAAGAAAAAATTAGAAGAGGAACAAAAAGCGGCTGCAATAGCAGCGGCTAAGCAAAAGATTGAAGATGTAAAACTCAAATATGGTTCTGAAACATGGAACGCAGTTATATTGGGTAAACACGTGAATACGAAAAGTGTTCTCAATTACGAACAATTACAAACTATTAAAATATCCCCAACTACAACATTTTATGACATTATAAAAAATAATATTGTATGGTTTAATGTAGAATCGGTAAAGTATCTTGTATGGAGTATATCAAATGATGACACCATCTTCTCCCAATTCGCCGGATTTGGTAAAAATAAATTATCTATTCACGAACCGTTAGACGGCTACGGACGACCCGAGGAAGAAAGCTTTGGATGGGCAACGCGGGGAGATATTATGCCTAGTGCAAAAACTACGAGAATAGTAGATGTTTGTTGGGACAATGTGAGAGAGGAAATGAAATGTGAAAACAAAACCGTTTATATCCAAATGCGTTATAATAAATCTGAACTTAATCAGTCAATTGGTAAAGAGTTAATGACTCCCGTTATAGGAATTCCTATATATACCTTTACTACATTTCCAGATGGAAAATGGTTCAAAATAAAGTATAATCAAGCTAATAAAACATATTCTTTTAAGAAAATATTACAAACACCGAGTCTAATGCGTGGAACTCAAAGTGTAGAACCCGATATGTTATATAAACGTAAATTCTATGACGATGGTATATATCGATTTAAAGGATCTCGTGTGTGCACAGAATGTGCATTACCAGCGAAACTTGATACTTACGATTTAAGTGAATTTATTATAAAAATCATAAAAGATAAATACGTAATGTATACAAAAGACGATAAATTAATTTCTGGTATGCGTTCGGGTACGTCTCCGCCAAATGGAAATGCGTGGCCAAGTGATCTTATTTTAAATCCAGTAGTAATACCAAAAGATAAAGTTAATAAAACTGATTATGAAAATGCTAAATTTGGTTTAATTGGCGCAATGCCATTTTTACACAGTTTTTCAAATAACGGTGATATTGTACCAAACAAGAAATATTATTCACCAAATAAAAAGTATTATGCTATTTTTATACCTAACGATGGATTATATACTAAAGATGCTGAATCCGATAAATATAAAGTGCGTATACGTACACCAGATTCCACTTCTACTAAATTGTATTCTTCAACAAGGGTGTCTGGTGGTAATCATAACCATTCTTTGATATTCTACAAAGAAAATGAAACTGTGAAGGCCGACCCGGATCTATTCGCCGACTGGACCTTTCTGCAACGTGTTCAGACCGAAAAATCGATTAGTCTTGATACTAAAGAAAAAAGGAGAAATTTCACACTCGTGGTAACGGATGTAGGTGAACTTTTATGTTTGGATTTATATGAAGGTAAAATAATAAACAATTTTGAAGACTATTCGAAAGACGTTTTTGGGAAAGACCGTATCGTACGTGTAAATGAACCAGTAATAGACCCATATCGAGAACAATATTACGATTATAAGGGAATACACGATTTTAACCCACAAATACAAAAACAACTACCCAAACCAATACCATGTTCTATATTTTTACCAAAAAATAATGAAGATAAATACCTGAATTTCCAATACGGTAAACGTGGCGAGGTTACGGACAAAAGAAGTGAATCTACACAATTATATATAAAACCAACAGAAAATTGGGAAAAATATCCAAATAGTTATGAAGTACAACGTGTAGTTGGCTCCACGTTTTCTTCAGACACAAGACGTATTGAAAAACGAGTTTTGAAAGTTGTATCCCCTTATTATAGTGGTACCGATGCAAGTGAATTGTACATGACGAGTTGTAGGAGTAGCGGTTGTCCTACTCTAACCGAATCTCAAATAAAAAAAAGCATGCCAAAATACGAATGTTTAGATATACCTACTATTCCTCAAGAGGATTGGGACGTTACGTATATGGATGGAAATAACTAAGTATACGCAGGACGTTATGGGTAATTAATAAAATATTAGTTTATATAAGATGAAAGTATTGAATATTGTCATTATACTATTAATAATTTTATTGTTATATAAAATTATTAATGTAGAAAAATATGAATCTGTTAAAGAACCATTTTTTACCCTTTGGGTATCTGCAGAAAAGACGTATGAATATAATACTATATATGTAGAAATATCGGATTATGAAAAGGGTTTGATACACGAAATCGAATATAAGTCTCCAGAACTTTATATTAATAATATGTCAAAAAATGAATATATATTACCAGTCGATTATTCGGATGATTTTAAAGATTATTTAGGTAAAAAGGTATCTATAAAATTTTATAGAAATAGTAAAAATCAAAGTGATTTGTTTCATATTACACATACCATGCTTCCATACTCTAAGGAGGATGAATCGTCATTTGATACATCTAAATTAGAAAATGATGAGGAGTTAATATTTGAAGAAGATACATATAAAGAGGAAGATCAGGTACATGATTGTATAGGAAATTGGAAAGCCGGTGATACTTTTTCGGAAAAAAAACTTGGAGTGTCGTATTTAAAATCCGAAACAAATGCGGATAAATGGCAAGCGTTGTTAAAGCGTCCACTATATAATAACGGCGCTTTAATTAAAGCCGAAGGCATGCCCACGTTGGCGAAAGGCTCGAGTGAACCAACCACGAGAATACAACCAGAATATCAAATTGGAGGGCAGGAGTGGACTTATGAACATATTAAATCAGCGAAAAATGGTGGTAAAGAATGTCCTTATCAAAACGGTAAAACCATTAAAACGCTTTATTCGGGTAGCATGAATAGGAAATTTTTTCCACACGATGGCGGCACTTTTTTGTCAGTGGCACCGGAGGCATGGGCACCCTTTTTAAATCCTAATATAAACGGAAAGATAATAGATGACCCTGAATATATAGTTACTACAAAAAGCCCAACATATAATGCAGATATGAATGATGTGACTAAGAAGAAGAAGGAAGAGGAGGACTACAAGAAAACGCCGGAATATCGAGCGGAAGTGGCAGCGGCAGAGGCAGCGGCAGCGGCAGAGGCAGCGGCAGCACAGAAAATAATAGACGACGCACGCGAGGCCGAGCATGCTAGGCGAAGAGCTCAATACTTTGCGGATTTGGAAGAAGAAGCTAAGAAAAAATTAGAAGAAGAACAGAAAGCAGCGGCAGAAGCAGCGGCAGAAGCAGCGGCAGCTTATATTGAGAAACATCGAGATCTAACAAAGGCGGGTACGAAAGAAACAGTTTGTGAATCAAAAACACGAGAAGAATTCGAAAAAGTTTTAGAAGAAACATCAAGGTACTATAAAGTTTATATGAATCGAGACGTTCCATACAATTCAACTAAATTCGGTGAGAAAATGGGGAAAGTAATGAGCCACGAGATTCCATGGATTGAAAACGCATGTTCAAACAAATCTGTGGACGACTGTCTTACACTGAAAAATACAAATTATATGAATCCACATACAGAATATAGTAGATTTTTTGGAGAGAAAATGTATGAAAAGGGGAGCGGCGGTAAACATGATTTTGGGGTATGTAACTTGATTGAATATGAATTTGGTGCGGACGGTGAACGTTTCAAAGTTTAATAAAAAGATGTTATGATATCAGGCTAATAGTAAGGTTGACGGTGTTACTAAGTGAAAAACTTAAAAGAGTATTCATTTTTTTTATGTGTTTATGATAAGATGATACTCACTATACTTCTACTTATCATAAACGTGTTATTATTCATAAACACGAGGGAACCACAGGAATTAACAGATGTTCGTGAAAAATACAGGACACTCAGGGAACACCTTAAAAAGACTAATAATCATGAATTCAAAATGTTACGTAAAGAAATTCCAATTACTGCACATAAACGTATGAATGGGTCTATCGGCTACAATGTGAGTAAAGGTAGTGATATAGGTTTATGTATCGATGGTGATCCCAATGAAATATTTCATGTTTTATTACACGAACTCGCACATTGTACTGTCGATGAATATTCACATAGTAAAGAGTTCTGGAAAAATTTCGATGAACTTAGAACGATGTGCGTTTCTTTAGGGATATACCGGGAAATACCACAAAGAACTGAATTTTGCGGTAAACACATCCAGGATAAATAATGTTTGGTATTAATAAAATGCAATCGTTCGGTGATTTAATGAAAGCGTATTTATTACTGAATACTTTACTCGCATCTTCGAGTGCCCCACTACTTTTAAACGATAAATGGTTAAATATGTTTATAATCATGGTCGTTACACCATTAGTCATCAGTATATTACCACGTGGTGGTAATTTAATTGGGCGTTTAGCTATAGATGCACCATTTTTAATATTGTCAACCTTGTTAGGTATGGGTATGGTTGCGGGTGTTTCCCAAATAAACAAGAGGTTTGAAAAAGATTTTAGAGATTATGGTAAAACTACGAAGAGTACTGGTACTGTTTTAGGACTTCGCGCAGTTGGTTTACTGTTCGGATTTCTCGTTTCCTATTTCATTTTCGGAAAGAGAATGTATAAACATTATAATGCTATTTAAGCGTATTTTCTTGCAACGTAAAAGGCTACCGCCGCGACCATACCGGTCGACGCTAAGCCGATTGCACTTCGATTTCCCTGGTCGTTCAAAAACGATGGGACGAAGTTCGCAAGTTTTTCTTGAACTGGCTTACTAATTGCCGCCGCAGCACACACAGCTACAATGAGTGCTTGGAACTGGTCATCAGTAAGGTTGAATGGATTTTTAGATTCGGCTGGTTTTTCAGCTGTTTTTTGTGCTACTGGCTGTTGTGCCATCATCATTGGAGCTTGCATTTGCATTTGTTCCATTCTTGGATCGGCGCTCATCATTGGTGGTTCGAGTAATTGCTCTTGGCCCATAATATCGGAAATTGAAGTAGAGTCCATTGTCTGTTTATTTTCACTCACATTTTTTTCAGGGGGAATATTCGGCACGAAGGATGTCCCTTGATTGTTATTTAGAGATACCATACCGTCGCCATTATCTGAAAGATTCATCGTTCTAACGTCTGTCGCCATTTATATGTACTTATTTTTTTTGATTTTAAATGATTACGCATTATTGTCCTGAAGAGTGTAGTTTGGATACAAACACCCAAATGTTTTTATGATTCTGGGTAAATCATTTAATTTATCATAATCACACATATCATTATCTATATAAACGGTTTTTGTAGTATGACATATATCAACTAATATTCTATATCCATCATCACTACCATCTGGTTTAAATTCATTATAAGCTGGATACACTACAGTGTTAGCATTTTTTATAGGTGTATACATTCGTTTAGCAATTGATCTTATCATTTCCTTTTCGTAACTTTAAAAGGTGTATTCCTTTTAACTGATTTTGGGTCTCCCATTTTCATATTTCCATGTTTTGGGTTAAACATCTTTTTATGTGTTTGCCAGAACTCAGGTGCACCAACCCTGAAGTTTTTACGAAGTGTTGCTTTATACCAAAAGACACAATCTTCTATTTTATTACTTTTAGACGTATTATCCAATACCAAACATTCGTAATTTTCCGTACACGAATCCATAACTTTATTAAACATCTCAAAAGATGGAAAAATACCAAAAAAGTTTTTAAACAATTTTTCCCTATTTTGAATAATATTTTCACG